CCGCGGGAAAAAATCGACCAGTTCCTCCAGGATCGCGGTGGTGGCGTGCTCGATGGCGTCGCCCGCCATGGCCCGGCCAAAGTCCTCGTCGCTGACCGAGCGCGCTTCCGCCTCCGGCCGGCAGACGATGTAGATCACGTCGCAGAGCAGCACCGGGTCGTTGGCCAGGCGCTCGAGGAGGTCCCCTTCGACCGCCTCCATCAGGTTGACATCCAGGGCCGACCGCACCCGCTTGATGGCGTCCACGTTGACGCTCACCGTCCAGGTGCGGCCGGCGTTGTCCTTGAAGGTCTTCATCGTGTCCCTTGCTCCTTCCTGTGTTCGGAGGCCCCGCGCGGGAACGGGCACCGGGATGGCCCGGCGGCCCGCTCCGCGCGGGAGAGACCGCTTACGGCGCCGGGGTCGGCTCGACCCAGGCCGGGGCGCGCGTCGAGTAGGTGGGCTTGGCGGTGACCGAGACGGTGATCGCCTCCTCGAGCGCCTCCTTGCGGCTGAAGTTGGTGATCGAGAAGTCCGCGTCGAGGCCCTCGCCGCCCGCGCCGTCGAGGATGGCGAGCGCGATGGGCGTGTTGTTGAAGTAGGCGTCTTTGATGGCCGCGAACCCCGCGTCGGCCGAGTCCCAGATCATCTCGAACTCGACCGAGCCGGTCTTCAGCGTCCCCACCGTCGCGCGCCAGCCGGCGTTGCCGCGGGTGGTGACGTCGGCCTCGCCCGACTCCAGGTTCAGAGTGACGTCCTTGACGTTGGTGAGCTCCGTGGCGGCGGTCGCGCCCGCGACGCCGTAGAAGAGCTTGGCTTCCATTCCGAGCTTGATCATCGCTGCGATCTCCTGTTGTGGGCGGTCCTGGGTTCTCTGGGTGTGTCCTGCGGGCAGGCACCGTGCCGGCCCGGTCTCGACGCATGTGTGCTGCTACGGCCGTATGGAGTTGGCCCAGAAGGCGGGCAGCCGGGGCACGAGCGCCATCAGCGCCGGGCCCATGAGCGGCCGCTTCGGGTACACCTGGCGCATGTACCGCCCCCCGAACTCATGGGCGCTGGCCGAGCGCCCCACGAACGAGTGCGCCGGGCCGATCAGCGCCCGCTCCTGCCCCTTCTCGACGAAGTAGAGGATCGCGCGCCTGAGCAGTCCGCGGCGGGTGTGCGGCGGCTGCCCCGGCGCCGAGGCCCGCGCGGACTGCCGGATGCTGCGCCGGGCCGTCAGACGGATCGCTGCGGCCGCGTGCCCGAGCGACCGGATCGAGCCCTCCCGGGCCTGGCGCCTGAGCTCGCGCCGCTGGAAGCTGACTCTGGCTTTCATGCGGATCACGGCTGCACCCCCTCGGCGGCAGCCTGCCGCTCCATGCACTCGTGCCAGAGGCGCTCCGCCGCGGCGCGGTCGGCGATCTCGTCGAGGCGCCCCTTCATCTCGTGGGCGGCCCTGGCCTCGCGGGTCTCCCGCCAGCGCCAGAGGCCGTTCGAGGCGGCCTCGGTGACCGCTTCCCAGCCGCCGGCCAGCTCGGCGATCCAGTTGCGCGTGTGGTAGTGCCGCCCGTCCCTGCCGCCGCGCTCGCCGTGCGAGGCATGCACCAGCTCGCAGGGGAGCCAACCCCAGGCGCAGCGCGGGCCCCGGTAGGCCGCCACGTCGGCGCGCCAGTGGGACCAGGTCTCGGACATCCCGGGGTGATGGCGCATGGGGTCGGCCCAGGTGTGCACCATCATGGCGTCGCCTGAGCCCGAGAGGCAGCGCGTGGGCAGGCCGGCTACCGCCTGCCACCAGTCGCGGGTGAGCGCATGGGCGAAGCCCTGTCCGCCGAAGATCCCGCCTGCCCCGGCCGCCGCGTTCCAGGCGTAGCTGCGGAAGACGTCGCCGGCGATCTCGGTGTCACGCACCAGGCACCACGGCTGCAGCACGGGACTGCGGTCCAGCGCGGCCGAGGTCCAGGTAAGCCACTCGGCCTGCCAGGGCTCGGCCGGGTAGGTGTCCAGGTCGCAGAGGACCGCCTTGGGGACCGCGGCGAACACCTGCCGCAGGCCCGCCTCGAGCAGCGCCTCCTTGTGCCAGAGCCGGTCCTGGCGCCAGCCGGGCTCCAGGACGACCTCCAGCCGCTCGCCCTGCCACTCGGGCAGGCGCGTCGCGCCAGGCTTGGAGACCGCCTCGACCAGCAGCGCGGTATGCGCTCCCGGCAGGGCCGACAGGTGCCGGGCGCCATCGCGGGCTGCCGCCAGCCGGCGGCCGTCGCCACCGAAGAAGCAGCTCACCAGGGCGATGTCGCTCGGTCGCGAGGCCGCCCCCGGGAACGGCGGTACCCACTCTCTCTGGATGTCCCACGGCTTGCCGTTGCAGCCGGCAGCGCAGTAGATGGGGGACGGCGGAGCGGCCTCAGGCCAACTGGCGTCCTGGATGGTCTTCTGCACCTCGGCCAGGGCTCCGAGGTCGCACACCGCGCCCCCGCCCATCATCACCGAGGCGATCACGAGTTCCTGGTCGGAGGGGTAGCAGCGCATCCATTCTGCGGGCCGGGTGCGGAACGCCCCATAGGGCCGCTCGTTCCCCGCGCGCCAGAGCATGGCGCCGCTCCCGAGGAGCGTCCACCACGCTCCCCCGAAGCGCACCATGGCGACGTGCCCAAAGGGCGGCGCCGGGGGCACACCGAATGGCCGCGTGAGAACGGTGTCCAGGTCCAGGTAGAGCACCTCCTCGCCGGGCGCGAACACGCCCCCACGGAACAGCTCCAGCTTCGCCCACCAGCGCGGCCAGTCGTGCACGAGCGGCACGTGCCCGGGAACCGCCGGGTCGTCGCTCAGGCACACGAAGCGGAACGGCGTGCGAACGTTCTCGACGCACTGCCGCAGCAGCCAGCGCACGTGCCGGGCGTCGTAGCGCCCGCCGGAGCGCAGGACCGTCGCCACCGCGCACTGGCGCGGCGGGGTGGTCCAGAGGACGGAGATGCGCGGGGCGCAGGCTACAGGCGTGGTATGCAGCTCGGCCGCCGGGATCGGGGCCTGGCCCACCGGCCGTGAACCCGCAGCCTGGGCCGGGCCCGGACGTCTCGTGCCGTCGTCAGGGCGTGCCGGCGGCGCCGCCGCCGTTCCTCCCCGCTCGGCGCTGCCGCGGATCGCGACGCTGAACAGGGCACAGGCATAGGCCCGGCCGTCGGCGCGGGCATTGCGCACCCCGCGCAGGACGTCACCGGCCGTGAGCCGGTCCGCCTGGGCGTCGCCGGACGGTGCGGCAGGGGTCAGCACGTACTTGGCGGCGGGGTCTGCCTCCGCGCCCCAGGTGCAGGCCGCGCCCAGGCGCCGGATCTCTTCGGCGATCACGCCGGCCGTCGCATCAGCGCTCAGGATGTGGATGGGCTTCATATCGCGGTTCCCGTGCCTTCCTCAGTCGTCGAACACCAGCGTCGGCGCCGGCGGCGCGCCATTGTCTGCCCTCCACCCAGTGACGGGTGGAGTCGTTCCGCCACCCTCGGCCGTGTAGAGCCACAGGGAACTGGGCCCGTGGATGATCCAGAAGCCGAGGTTGAACCCGATGCGGTAGTTGTTCGGGTCGCCGTCCTTCACGTATTCGGCGGTGCCGTACTGGCTGCTGATCCCGGCCCAGGAGTAGTGGCCGTCAACGATGCCGTAGCCCGAGCCGACGACCGTCAGGCCGCCGGTCGCGGGGCCGCCGCTCTCCCCCTCCGTCCCGAGCGGGAACGCGGGCGCAACGCCGGCGGGCAGCACCGCGGGGATGGGTCGCCTGGTCAGGTGGTCGCTCATGCGATCTGCACCGCCTCCAGGGTGTCGAGCCGCTGCCACTTGCCACTTGCCGACCAGTTGTCGCTGGGCAGGCTCAGGCGCAGGCGGACCATGCCGCTCGTGGCGTCGTAGTCGGAGTAAAGGGCGTCGGCCCCATCGACCCAGGCGATCCCCGACACATCGCCGCTGGTCGAGGTGTGCTGCACGGTCAAGTTCACCGTGCGCACCAGGCCCCCGTAGCCGTCGGCCACGCAGGCGAGATGCAGCAGCGCCTCGAAGGCGATGGCGGCCGTGCCGTTGACGATCCGCCCGTGCACCTTCCAGGCTGCGTTGACCGCGGGCGCCGCCCACTCGAGGAGGGCCTCGACCCCGGTGTCCATGTCGTCGTTGGCCCAGGGCCGCCACTCGTCGGGGGCGGACTCGTCCAGGGCCAGGCTCGCGAGGCGGGCGCTGTACTCGCTCTCGGCGTCGTCGATCTGCTGCTGGGTGGGCTTGCCGATGCTGCAGCCCGACCAGGCCGCAATCTCGCCGCCGACCACGGTGATCGTGCAGCCGGGCAGGCCGTACTTCCAGAGCAGCGCATCGGGGTTGGTGACGCTCACGGCGCAAACTCCTCAATGGTCATCGTGGCCTGCAGCGCGTCGCCGAACAGATTGGGGTACCTGCTGTTGCGGTTCACGTACAGAGTTCCCCTGTACCCCATGCCCAGGCGTACGGTGTAGGTCTTCGCTTCGGTGGTCCCCGGTGCGACGACGGCACCGAGCTCGAGCAGGAACGGGTACTGCCGCGGGGCTCCCAGCGACGCCGCCACCCGGATCGCGTTCGCCTCGCTGCTCTGGCAGAGGAGGAGGTAGGCCGTCGTCCAGGTCGAGAGCACCGCCGGGATCGCCACCCGGATGTGCAGCCGGTTGCCGGCGCTCGCGAGCGCGTGCGTCAGCGTGAGCGGCGTGTAGGCCCAGCCTGCCGTGGCAGCGGGCGGCGTGTTCGCGAGCGGGATCACGGCCGTGCCGCTGGCGTCGCTCGCGGAGGCGATGGCCTTCCTGGCCACGACAGCCCCGCCGCCGGTCGCCGGGGTCACCCAGTGGGTGTCGTGGTCGGCGGCGCTCGCCTTGGCCAGGACCTGACCGGTAGTGCCCCCAGTCGGCACGCCGGGGCCCGCGGCCCCCTGCGGGCCGGT